CTGTTTGAAGTTTACGCCTTTATAAAAAGGTCTTTGTCCTTTTGCCATATTATTTCCATCCTTTTTTAGCTAATTTAGGTTTGCCTTTAATTAAACCACCTTTACTTGCCATAACCATCGTGTCATAACCTTCTCTTCGTGGTTTATCTCCTTTAACATCGGATTTAAATTTTTTACCTTTATGAGTATAGTCGTAGTTTGAACCAAATTGGTTTCTAGCTGTTTTAAAAGCTCCTTGAGATTCCGATAAACCCCCACCTTCACCAGTTGATTCTTTACGTCTATATTTCTCTCTTCTTGTTTCTCTTTTAAAATCTGCTTTACGTTCGTCTGCCGTCTCTGTTGTATAGTCACGACCTTTCCATGTGAATTTGCTTTTGCCAGCTTTCTTAGCTGAAGAAAAGGCAGATCCATAAGAATTACCGCTAGGTTTTAATCGTTCTGAGTATGTTTTTTCGGGCATATTATTTTCCTTATGTTTTATTATACTATCTTTAAGAGCCTTTCAAGGTCTTTACGTCTTTTCTCTTGATCATATCCGACCTCATCTTTGCCCTATTAGCCATTGCTTGTTTTTCTAAAGACGTTTCAGCCCTTAATTCAGCTAATTCTTCGTTCTGTTCAAGTTTTTGTTCAGTCAAATCTCGATTCTGCATCAATTTAGATTTATCTATATTAATCTTTTCAGTTGTTTCTTTTTGTTTTCTAAAGTTTTCCATTGCTTTAAGATCTAGTTCTTGAGACTTCAATTTAATTAATGGATCACTATCTAACATTGAAGTGATTTCTTTTTCTTGCTTCATAAACTCTTCAGTATATTCAGCGATCAAGACAGCTTTTCTAGCTTCCATTTGCGTATTCAATTGTTGCATTTGTTGCTGAGCTTGTTGACCCTGCATACCTTGTTGTTGAGCTTGTTGCATTTGCTTGATTTGCTCAGCAAATTCCATTTCAACATGTTCTTGAGCCATTAAAGAAATATGCTCCATAACATTCTTTTCTAATGCCGCCATGATGGGTGGATTATTTCGTGCAAAATTTGTAGCCATAAAATTCATGTGAGCTGTGATATGCGCTCTATGATCTTGATTACGATAAGCTTGGAAAGGCTTCATTGCCATTGCATCAATATGTTCCATCGCCGGATCTTTAGGTTGAGGGGGAGGCGGAGGAGGTAATAATTGATCTATGTTTTTTAATCCCAACGCTTCATACATTTTTCTGTACGACATATATAAATTGTGCATCTGTGGATTAGACATCGCAAGCTGTAATTCAGTTTGAGCTAAAGTAATTCTTTGCAACCGGAACAATATCCACTCTTTCGTCAAAATCCATTTGTTTAATCATTCTTTGACCCCCTACCACATCATAAGGATATTCAGCAGGTAGGTACTGTGAAAAAATATTCGCTAATAATTTAAATTCTTGTTTAAGCCCGTTATATAATCTTTTATGAATCGCACTCATAACTCTTGAGCCTCTTTCCAAAAGAGCAACCGTCGTACCCACTGCTGCATTTTGATTTCCTTCTCCGACTTGCATGTCTGCAATAGAAGCAAATCGTTGACCTGCTTGAACCACAACGCCCATTAATTGTAATAAAGTTTGTGAAGGTTCTTTGTAAGGTAGTGGATAGAAAGCGTCTTTTAAATTTCCTCCCGGTGCATCCACATCTCTAAATTCTCCAGGCTGTAAAGGTTGCGCATCGTCTCTAACTCGAATACCCCGCATTTTAAATCCTGCGGGAAGATTCGATAACGTTCCAGCATCAAGTAATTGGCGGAGAGCGACTGTTGCAGTTCTACTCAAACCGCCAATCATATGAATAAGTCCAAATCCGTAGAAACCAAGTCCAGGCAGAAATTTAAAGTGGACAAAGTATTGGACTTTCTTTTTGAGTGGATCGTTAGGTTGATAGTTTCTTCTAACTGATAAAATTTTTCTTGAACCTGCTTCTAAGGTAACGATGTAAGGAAGTTTAATTCCTGTAGGTTCTCCATCTTCTCCTATGTCTTCAAACCCTTCCAGATCTAAATTAACATGAGCTTCTAAAACCGTATACGTTGTATCGGTTGCTTGAGCACTATAACTTTTTCGAGTGCCTTCAAGTTTTCGTTCTTCTTCATGTACTTTGTCTTGAGTGAAATTCGGTTGGCCCAATTCGACATCAGAATAAAATCCTGACACTTGAGATTTACGAATGTCATTTTCGGACATGTACATTCTTTGGAATATTGCTTCCGCATCTTCTAATGAGGTAGCAGAATACGGAACAATTAAATCATCGGCTTGAACGAACTTTGAAACAGCTCGGCCGATCATTTCGTCATAATAAACCTTTTTAAATGCAGAACCTGCAAGAGGTAAATAAAATAATAATTGATCAAACTCGGCATCGTACTCAGGCATTTCATTCATGATTTGATAATTCATGTATTCTTTAACCCGAGCTGCTTGATCTTCTTTTTCTCGGGTAGCCACTCCTAAAATTTGAGTTCTAACCGGACCATCTGCTGGTAATAATTCTTTATAAGCTGTCGCTTGAAACTGTGTAACCGCTTCTGCAAGAACAGGGTGGGTTGCACCCGAAGCTCCTTGGAAGGGTTGTGAACGATTCACATACTTGAATCCTAATAGATCCAATCCTGTAATATAAGACTGTTCCCAGTCTTTTCTTGAATTTTTATAATCTTCGTAATTTTGATAAAGTTCCGCTGCTAACCGACCGGTCACATCGTCCGGTAAAAGATCCGCTAAATTAGAGAAATGATCTTCCCCTCCTTTAGCCGCAACTTTTCCAGGCTCAAATTCTATTTCAGCGCTTCCGTCTTCGTTTTTAATAATCTCTACGCCCTGATCATTAATTTCTTTAAGTTTTTCTGTTTCTTCTATTTGAATTTCTTCAGGGGATTCAACGTAAACTTTTTCCTTCACATTCGGAAGGGCTTTGTCGATTTTATCTACCATAATGTTCCTACGATCCTACTACATTAACCCTTTTTGGACTAAAAGACAAGCTCATGATTCCTTCGGGCCCTGATAAAGGGGCCACGGCTCCTGGGCGTCTTGCAATTTCTCCACCGCCGGCTTTTTCGTATCTACTTCCCACAACATCAAAGATATCCAGAGCATCGTCTTGGCTTGTAGCATCACCGAAATTTTCTCCGGTATCCACATGAGTCTCAAAATTCTTCTCCATGTCTTTGGTCCATTTAGGTTTAGTATCATCGGTTCCTTTAACCCAGTTCTTGAACCAATTAACCACTTGATCTTCTTCTTCAAAAATATCCATTGAAACAAACTCATCTCTGGCAGGGTTACTTTGGTCTGGATTGCCATATTCAAACATAGGCCTTTCCACTTCAACCTGCAAGGTTTCGGTCGATGTTGGGAATTCAGGATCTGCATTAAACCTTTGATAACCTGTTTTACCTGGACTAAATCTCATACGTCTCGTCATCGTCCCGTCAAAATCATCCACATTCCAAGAGATGTCAATATCCTTGCTCCGTGGATTATGTTCCATCAGGACTTTAGTCTGTTCGATTTTATATTCTCCGGTAGGTTTGCCCAGTTTGTCAAAAATTCGTTTCTTAATAGGGACCATGATGCTGTAAATATCTCCTTCAACATAATCGGCATCCGCCATACTTTTTAAACTTCCTTCGGTTTTTATTTTCGCAACGAGTCTTGGGAACCATTCCGGCATTCCAGGGATGCCTGGGAATTCTGCCTTGACGGCCGTCTTCGCCGCTTCTTTGGCCACCTTCGTTCCAGCGCCTTTAAATAATCCTGAACCAGCACCCATGGCTGCCGCACCAAGGCCCATTAACCATTTTAAAAATCCTCTTCGATCCATTCCGCCACCCAATCTCATTCCAACTCTTCCACCTTCACTGAAGGTATCAAAAAAGTCTGATCGACTCGTAGCTCTATCTTCTTGCTCTTCAAGAAGTGAAGAGCCTATTTCATCTTCCATCACTTTTTGAAGATCTAATTGTTGATCAGGATTTAAATTATCCCCGAACATTTCAAGATTATCACCACCCAGTAGTTGATCACCAAACGGAACTATATTTCGTTTAAGAAGATCATAATAACCTTCAGCGGTTTTCTCGTTTATTTTTCCTTTAGATCTCATTGAATCAATCACCTCAGATCCTTTTTTGTATTCCTTATATCCTTGCCAACCTAAATAGCCTAACCCAAGTACACCCGTTCCTATTCCAAGAGGAAGTGCAGCAAACGGTGCAACTGCTGCAACAGCTGTCGTTAATGCGGCTCTTCTAGCTAAATATCCAAGACCGGCCTTACCAACTTGTTTAGCTGCTTGTTTAGTGGCCTGATTTTTCAATGCCTTAACTCCAGCAAGAAATGGTTTCCTGCCCCATTGACCCATTGCAAGGTTTGTTCCACCGGCCGCAGGTCCCATAATCGATCTTCCAATTTTTGCCATCTTGTCTGGATTCTTCCAGAATTCTTTTCCCAATACATCGACTCCTGTTTTTTTAAATGCTTCTCTACCTGCTGCGAGGATTGCATTATCACTCATGTTTGCAGCCATTGGTACTTTAGCTAAATTCATATAATATTTTGCTTTCTTAAGGGCCGAAGCTTTACTATCAATACCTAAAGCCCACAAAGCATTCAGAGGATTTAAGGCGATCTCCCCTACATCTTTTCCTATTTTAGCTTCGTGCATAAC